GGAACAGGCAAATATTGAAAAGCTGTCAGCTAAGATTATAGAATCTAACCAGATTAATGCTGATATGATTAATGTGAAAAATCTTCTTGCAGGTCATGCAGGAGTTGGAGAATTACATACAATTCATCTTACTGTAGAAAATGCAGAAATTGATCAGGCTGTTATTACTAATCTCATCGCAAAGAAAATTGCAGTTGGAGATTTAATGGCTCAAAATGCTCTTGCAAATCAAATTGTACTTATCTCTAAAGACAATAAACCTACTATTGCATTTCAAGAAAGTACCCAACAGTTTTATGATTCCAAAGGAAATGTTCGTGTGCAGATTGGTATGGACGGTAAAGGGGATTTCAACTTTATTGTTAAAAATGGAGACAGAGCCGCTTTATTTGATGAAAATGGTATTACCCAGACAGGTATTCCAGATAATACAATTCTTGGAGACATGATTAATAACGCCACCATTACCAAAGACAAACTTGGATTCCAAATCATAGAACCAAATGAACAAGGTGGTATTGACATCACTAATATTTATGATGGCAAAGGAAATCAATGGTGGGGAATAGAAAAGACGACTA